GCTGATATCTTGGGGACTGAAAATCTAAACCGAAAGGTCTCGATGGTCAATCCTTTAGGACAATTAGCTTTTAAGGAAGAGGCTGCGGGGAAACTTCGAGTATTTGCTCTTGTCGACATATGGACACAGTCTTTATTAAAACCCTTACATTCTCAATTATTCGCTTTATTGCGTTTAATTCCGAATGATGGTACTTTTAATCAAGACGCGTCTGTACGTCGTTCTTCAGAGAAAGCTTCGGTTGCTGGTTGTGCTTATTCTTTTGATTTAAGCTCAGCCACAGACCGATTACCTATCATATATCAATCCGCCATCTTAGATCGTGTCCTTCCTGTAAAGGTTGGTAACGATTGAGCTGGTTTATTGGTAATGAGAGATTACTTTCTTCCGAAGGGAGCAGATAAGTATAACATTACAGAAAAATCTGTAAGGTATACTGTAGGGCAACCCATGGGGGCTTTATCGTCATGAGCTATGTTAGCTTTGACTCATCACTATCTCCTTCAGTATTGTGCGTCTTTGACGAACAAGACTTTAGGTTGATATGAGAATTATGAAATTCTCGGTGATGACTTAGTTATCTTCGATCACGATGTAGCAAATTCATATTTGGATTTAATGAAGAAAATTGGTCTTGAGATTAATCTCTCAAAATCAATTTCATCTCCATCTAAACCAGTATTTGAATTTGCGAAGCGGACGGTGGTACAAGGTTCAAATGTGTCAGGGTTATCAATTAAACAATTGATTTCTGCCACATCGATTGGATCAAGAATTGCGAATATTTTATATTTCGCAAATCTAGGTCTAATTAGAACTAATACCATTTTATCAACACTTCTAGGACGGTTTTACAAAACAGACAAAAAGTCTGTGATGTTACCTTCATTAGCTCTATTAGGAACTCTTTTCAAGGCTGAAAAGATTTCGCTGAAAGCGTTAATGACAGTGATGATTGATCCAAAGGATGATTGCTTTGACTTTAATGAGTCAGAGTTTTCATTACCTTTGAAAACAATCATAACCGCCCAGAAGGAATTGTTAAACAGTAAAGTCGAGAAACTAGACTCTTTCGAACTTTCAGACTTGGAAACAAGGACTGAAGTTTGAGATGAGTTAGAGTCTGACGTTACTGCGTCTGTCCTTTTGAAGGCTCTCCAAAGAGCAAAAGAATTGGAAAATTCATATGATGAATTAACCGAATCTGGTGCTTTAGGAGGTTGCCTTGTAAAGGACAGTGAACTTCTCCTCTCAAAACAATTAAGAGTAAGTGCTCCTCAACTTGATGGTTGAGTAACAAATTTAATCATTAATAATGATAAATTTGACACCTACGAATTAGTTGAATGAGTGGAGAAGATAGCTTATGACCATGCGAAATACCCGAGAATCTCATTATCCGATGCGATACTTATCTTAGATAAAGTAGAACATTGGTGAATGAGATTTGATATTGTTTCAAAACCAAAAATTTCGGTTGCTGAAACATTATCTCCGGTATTTTCATGACTCTCGGCCTCCCAAGGGAATTCGAGAACAGGTTATTTAGTAGAACGAAAGTTCGCAGCCACTGATTATTAATGACAAGGAAGTGCTGAGCCCCGATAAGGGACCAACAGCTTAGGGTAAACCCCAATCCTCTCAATTAATAGTGTATGCTGCACGACGGAATGCCTTTTTAAGGACTCCGACGGTGTACTAAACACACATCGTCATAAACCCGCG